ATGAGGAACATTCTGTGGTTGAACTTCATCGTAGAGTGTATCATAGACTTTACGATACATACGAGCAGGGTCGTTGTCTAGGTTGTTTGCAACCCACTTACGAATAGACTTGAAGTCTGTTTCTTTGAGAAACGTCACCAAGTCTTTCATGTTTGTTTCTGATAGATTGACTAGAATACCAGCATCAATCATACCAGAAGCAGAATACCTTTGCAGTTCGTTTAGAACTCTACGCCAGTCTGGGAAATGTTTCTCCACAATACCAGCGACAGCCTTTGGTTCAAATTGAACATCTTCTGTTTTGAGAATATCTTGCACACGTTGAAAAAATTCACCAGCAAGTTTAGGTTTCTCAGATGATGGAATACGAAACTCCACCACAGAACACCGACTGTGCAAAGGGTCGATGATACGGTTCTTGAAATTACAGGTAAGAATAAATCCACAGTTCTTGTGGAACTCCTCAATAAATCCACGCAACGCAGGCTGTGTAGATTGTGGGTTCAAATAATCTGCCTCATCCAAGATAACAAATTTACGATTACCATCCATAGAGACAGTGCTTGCAAAATTCTTAATCTTGTTTCTGAGAACATCAATACCTGATTCTTCAGAACCGTTAATCATCATGTAGGTGGCGCCAAGTTCCTCAAGCATTGCCTTTGCAACTGTGGTCTTACCCACTCCAGGCCCGCCTGATAGTAGAAGATTGGGAATGTGTCCTTCATCTACAAAGGTCTGGAAAGTCTTTTTCAAATCATCAGTAAGAATACACTCACTGATTTTGGATGGACGATACTTCTCCACCCACAACATCACATCATTCATAATATATCTCCTTGTCAATAATGTTTCATATATGCTACATTAACTAGGTTAATGTATAGTTTATGATACATTATGCGGCTTCAAGTGCAATGAAATATTCAACAGGTTTGTTCACATTCACAAAATGTGAGATGCCTTTTGAAGATACTTCTACCTTGTAGTCGCCTGACAAGAGTTTTAGATTTTCAACTTTGAAGTAATATGTGAAGTCAGATGGTGCATTTTCACCAACCGAAATAGCGTAGTCATTTGATGTGTCATTCTTACGGTCAGTTACAGTAAGTTCAATATTACCACCAGACTTACCAGTAAGAACAACATCAGGCACACCAAGAACAGCAGACGCCTTTAGAATTTTGTCAAATGTACTTTGTGTGAAAGTGAATTCAACATCAACAGAAGGCATAGTGATTTCTGTTTTAGGAGCAGTCACGATAGATGGATCACTGAACATATAAGTGAGATTACTGCCACCACCCTCTTCATTCAGACGAACACTCTTCTCATCGAAAGATAGTGTTGGATCTTTGAACAAGGAAAGTGCAGACAAGAATTCATTCAAGTCATAGATTGCAAACTCATTGTTAAACGTGTCTGGAATTGTTGCCTTTGATACGATGTTTTTCATCGCAGACATTGTTCCAATTGTATTACCATTCTTTACCAGAAGATTCTGGTTGATGGTTGAGAAGTTCTTCAGAACTTCTCGTGTATCATTACTAAGCTTCATCAATATTTTCTCCATAAGTATCGTGATTGTGAAGAGCCATTATACCATAATGGATCACCTTTAGCAAGTCATTTCTGTTCTTGCCATCTTTTTTTCCATACCGTTGTGAATATTTTAGAATATTACCGATACAGAAACCCTCACCATGTCCACTGTCCATGATGAATTCAGTTGCCTGAAACTTGTTATGTGAATAGTGTGCATTGTAAGTAGAATCAATGTATGATTTTAATTCATCTAAGATTCTATCTTCAGAGTATTTGTAGTCGATTTTTTTCACAAGTTACATCCTATAAAAGTAAGGTGGGGGCAATGCCCCCACACAAGATTAGCTCTGGAAACGAGCTTCGTAAGAATAGTCTGATCCCGAAATTGCCTTCAGTCCAGCAGCGATAACACCCTTAGAGGGTTCACCCAAACGATATGCAGTCTGTCCATCAGCTGTCGTATTGACATAAATGCAGTTACCTTCATTTCGTAGAGTATCTACTAGTGAACGAGGGGAAGTAAGATCAAATTTAGTTCTTAGCGTTTTCCAAGTCACATTCTTACCAGTTGATAGAAGGTTAAGAACCTTCTGTTTCTTAGTTAGTGCTTTTCTAGCCATAATGTCTCCATTCTGTAATTGCTACACTATATGTGTAGTTTCATTATATTATCAAAAAGAGGGGATAATGTCAATACATTTTTCCCCTCTTACAAAAGTATTACTTGATTTTAA